TATAACCTAGCAGGACAGAGTATAAAAACTTTGACTGATTTAAAGAAACTACAACCACGTTTATAGGAGAATGTATGAATTGGTTTGAAAACAAGACAACTCAACTAATAGCCCTTGCAGGAATAGTTACAACCTTAGCTGGCTTTGGATATACTGGAGCAACTTACGTTAATAGAATTGACAACTTAGAAGCTCAAATAGGTGGTATAGGTGATACTGAATCAGCTCAACAAATTATTGAAGAAAGGTTTGGTAAGATAGAAACTTCTGTTAAATTCTTAGAAAAAGAAATAGACAGCGTTGAAATTCCAGACGTAACAAAAATTAAAACAGATATAGCTACAATTAAAGCTGATTTAAATAGTTTAGAAAAATCAATAGATAAAATAGATAATAACAATCCATTAGCAGGTTAATAATATGAAATTTAATTTAATAAAAAACGTTGTAGGTGCTTTAGCCCCTACCCTTGGTTCTGCGTTAGGAGGACCATTAGGTGGACAGGCAGCGTCTGTTATTGCTAGCGTACTTGGATGTCAATCAGATCCAAAATCTATTAATAGGGCCATTCAAGCAGCCACTCCAGAACAAATGCTAGAGCTTAAAAAAGCAGAGCAAGGCTTTGAGTTACAAATGAAAGAGCTTGAAGTAGATGTATTTAAGTTAGAAGTAGCAGACAAACAAGATGCTCGCGGTAAGTTTAGCAAAGACTGGACTGCTAGGATTATGGGTATAGTAATTGTAGGTGGCTTTATGGGTTATATATTTTTAGTTACCTTGCAACCACCAGAACAAAACTCTGAAGCTTTAATTAATTTAGTATTAGGTTATCTTGGGGGTCTAGCAAGTGCTGTAATTTCTTTTTATTTTGGCGCTTCAAACACCCCTGATAAAAAAGATGACTAATAGAAAAACAGCATCAGATGTACATTCAGACCTAAAATCTCACGAAGCAAAATGTGAAGAAAGATGGAAGACCATATTCAAAGAAACAGCAGAAATAAAACAAGAAATGAACGATCTAAACGGAACATTAAAAATGGCTATGTTTGGAACTTTTGGGTTTATGGCAACCCTTTTAATTGCCTCTTTAACTGGGGTGGTAGCAATATAATGAAAATATCAAAAGAAGGCATAGCTTTAATTAAAAAATTTGAAGGATGTGAACTTACAGCTTACAAATGTGCAGCTGGAGTATGGACAAAAGGCTACGGATCAACTTGGGGGGTAAGAGAAGGAGATACTATTACTCAAGAAGAAGCGAACGCTTTGCTTGAAAAAGAATTAGAAGAGTACACTGGTTTTGTAGATAATGCTGTAACACAACCTTTAAGTCAAAATCAAATAGATGCAATGGTTTCTTGGACTTATAATCTTGGCCCTACAAATTTAAAAAGTAGCACCGCCTTAAAATTATTAAACCTAGCAGAGTACGCAGGCGTGCCAGCTCAACTTAAACGTTGGAACAAAGCTACGGTAAATGGCGAAAGAAAAATTTTAGATGGCTTGGTCAGAAGAAGAGAAGCAGAAGCTTTAATGTTTGAGGGGAAAAAATGGGAACACATATAAAATGGCTTTACAAAAAACAATATTTAAACCAGGCATAAACAGAGAAGGAACTGATTACAGCAATGAGGGCGGATGGTTTGATATAAATCTTGTTAGGTTTAGAAAAGGGCTTCCTGAAAAATTTGGTGGTTGGGCAAAACTTACAAGTAATCTTTTTTTAGGAACATGCAGAGCTTTACATGCTTGGGTTTCTTTGGGAGGAACTAAATTATTAGGTTTGGGAACAACTTTTAAATATTATGTTAAGCAAGGTGACATTTATTACGATATTACTCCAATACGTTCAACTGACTTAAACGTTACTACCTTTGCAGCAACAAGTGGTAGTGCTATTATTACAGCAACAGATACAGCTCATGGGGCTGTTGTTAATGATTTTGTAACTATATCTGGCTCTGCTAGTTTAGGTGGAGCAATTACAGCAGTTGTCTTAGACCAAGAACATCAAATAACCTCTGTTACTGCCAACACATATACTTTTGTAGCTTCGGCTACAGCTAATGGTAGTGATACAGGTAATGGTGGAGGTGCGACAGACGCAGCTTATCAAATAAACGTAGGATTAGATGTTTACGTCCCTTCTACTGGTTGGGGTGCAAACAATTGGGGCGAAGGAACTTTTGGCTCATCTACTGCGTTAAGTGAAACAGGGCAGTTGAGACTTTGGTCGCATGACCACTTTGGCGAAAACTTGATTATAAATCCTAGAAATGGTGGCATATATAAGTGGGTTGAAAACAACGGAGTAACAACAAGAGCCGTTGAGTTATCTGGTATATCTGGAGCCAATCTAGTACCTACCAAAGCTATTCAAGTTATTACTTCTGAAAAAGATCGTCATTTGATTGTATTAGGAGCTGATCCTATTGTTGGAAGCGCTAGAACTGGAACGATAGATCCGATGTTAATAGCTTTTTCAGATCAAGAAAACGATTTACAGTTTGAACCCTTGATTACCAATACGGCAGGATCTTTAAGACTGTCTTCTGGTTCATCTATTATAGGTGCTAATAAATCTCGTCAAGAAATATTAGTTTGGACTGATACTGCTTTGTACAGCATGCAATTTGTTGGACCGCCTTTTACATTTGCTGTTAATTTAATTAACGAGGGTACAGGATTGATAGGCCCTAAAGCTTCTGTAACAGCTCCATCTGCTGTATTTTGGATGAGTCAAAACAATTTTTACGCTTACAACGGTTCGGTTCAATCTTTGCCTTGCAGCGTACAAAATTATATTTTTGCAGATATTAATTTAACTCAATCTTTTAAAATAAATGCTTTTACAATTAGCGAGAAAAGTGAAATAGGTTGGTTTTATTGTTCAGCATCTTCAAACGAAATAGACAGGTATGTTATTTATAATTACGCAGAACAAACCTGGGTATATGGGTCTTTAAGCAGAACGGCTTGGCTAGATGCTGGTATTGAAAGTTTTCCTAGGGCTGTTAGTAGCGGTCTTCTTTACCAACAAGAAACTGGTTTTGACGACGACGGCACGCCGATGACAAATGTGTTTATTGAAAGCTCAGACTTTGATATAGGAGACGGAGAACAATTTAGTTTTATTAGAAAAATTATTCCAGACTTTAAATTCTTATCTAATTCAGATGCTGGCAAAGTTAATATAGTTGTTAAAACAAGAAACTTCCCAGGTGACTCGTTAACAACAAGATCAACTAGCTCTATAGGCTCTACAACGCAACAAAGCAATATTAGAGCAAGAGGCCGACAAGCTGTTTTAAGGTTTGAGTCTGACGATGACGATACAACAGCAAATACAAGCGTAGGCTGGAGGTTGGGGGCAACTAGACTAGACGTTAAAACTGACGGTAAAAGATGAGCAAAATACTGCAATCTCAACTTCCAATAGCGTCTGGAGAGAATACTTCTGTTGATGTTTTTAATAGACTTGTCAGAATTTTAGAGATAAACTTAGGATCAGTAGACCCTGATAATACTTTGCAATTATCAACTGCTCAACGTGACCAATTGAACTTTAATATTGGCACGCTAATCTTTAATACTACAACCGAAGTGTTGCAAGTATATAACGGGTATGAGTTCCTAGATTTAGGAATACCCGCAAATCCTCAAGGATACCAAGCTAAAGCTTTAGTTGGGAATGTATCTGTAACTACAAATGGGGATGTAACAATAAATTTAGGATCATCTTTATATGGTTGGGATATTGAACAATATTACAGCTAAGATGCTAAAATAACATATGGAACAAGGTATGCTAAACAACGGACAGAGACAGCAATTAGAAGGAATCGCAGCTTTAGGCAGAAACGAAGACACTTATTTAGCTCACGTAGCCCCAGATGAGATGGTCATACCAGCTCAGGCCTTACGAGACAACCCACTTTTAAAACAAGCAATCGACAAATCTATTTCCAAGTACGGGATTGACTCAAATCAATTCTTAGTTGGAAATGGCAGTATGGATTTAAACCCCTTGACAGGTTTACCAGAATTTGGATTCCTCTCTAAAATGTGGAAAAAAGCTAAAAAAGTAATTAAAAAAATAGCTCCTATAGCAGCAATGATCCCTGGTCCTTGGCAGCCTTTTGCTGCTGTTTACCAAAAAGGTAACGCTTTAAATAATATAGCTAAGGGTGATGGCGGAATCGGCGATCTATTAACGTTAGGTGCTGGCGGTAGTCAAAAAATCTTTGGCGAAGGCGGAGCTTTAAAAAATATTAGTTCTGGTGGTTTTAAAACGATGGGTGGGGGCTTTACAGACGCACTTAAAAATATTGGCCAAGTTGATAAATTAGATAAACTTGGAAATGTTGTACAAGGAGAAACTGTATTTAATCCATTTAGATATGGCGCAGGGCTAGGTAAAACATACGGGGAAAATCAAAAACAAGGATACGGCGGAATATTTAAAGATGTTGGCGGAGCTGATACGGTTGGAGGAAAAGCTTTTAATACCTTTACCTCTGGAGGAAATCCTGTAGGCGGAATAATGAATGCTGTAGGCGGACCTCAAGGACAAATGATGCCGACTTCTAATCAAAGTGGTGGGGGAGATATAACTAGCTGGCTAAGTAGCAATTTTGATACAAATGATAGAACAATGATAAATGGCCAAGTGGCTATAAAATCAAATGACGGTAATTACTATACCCAAGAAGAAGCAAAACAAATGTATGATCAGCAGTCTCAATCTCAATCTAGCGGAACTCCAAACTGGATTAAAGCTATTGGAGATGCAGTAGGGTTAGGCGGGGCAAGTGGTTTAAGAGATATTTACGGCGGTGGTAACCAAGAGCAAAATTCTACAGATTCTGATAGCAATGGTTTATTTACTGGAGTTAAAAATTTATTTACCAAAGAGGGAGGAGGAGTAAACGCTCTTGGAGCTGGCGGAATTGCAGCCTTATTAGCCAAGATGACTTACGACTCAGCCAAAGGCAGAATGGGTGGTTTAGCTGAAACTCCTTTAGTAACAATGGATCAATTAGGTAGATACCAAATGGCTGAGAATTTAGGTACAGGCGGAAGCAGAGAAGACTTTGGTTTAGCTCCTGCTCAACAAGCTTTAGAATTTGGTTACGGTGGCCCTGTTAGACAATACTTTAATCAAGGCGGTATAGCTGAGCTAGACATGCGTGACGGTGGAGAATCAGATGGACCAGGTACTGGAACTTCTGACGACATA